TGCCGGCATTACCGACGAGCGTTACGACCAATTCCGTGCTGCCGGCTACATCGGCCTGCAGCAGGGCTCGGATGTCAAGGATTTGACGCCAAAAATCCCGCCTGAGTTGCTGCCGGCGATGAAATGGCTGATGGAAACCCTCAACTGGCTCGGCAATTTCCCTCCCGTCATGCAGGGCATGGGTGAGCCCGGCGTTCGCGCGCAGTCGCATGCCGACACGCTCGTAAAAACGGCGTCGCCGTCGCTGCGTGATCGATCTTTGCTCGTTGAGCGGCAGTGCGCGCAGTCGGCAGACCTGACCCTGGCGATGATGGAGGCTAAGGAGAGCCGGTACTACTACACCAAGGCCGACAAGCCGACCGATGTCGAGGAAACCAAGTTTTTGCTGTCGCAGTTGCCGGAAGACTGGCGCGTGGCGGTCGATAGTCACTCCTCATCGCCGATATTTCAGGATGAAAATACCCAATTGGTGTTCACTGCGTTCAAGGCGGGCATTGTGGACGCCGAGTACGTTATCGACAACACCCCGCTGCCGAATAAAGAGACCGCAAAGGTCCGCCACCGCGAGCGCGAGATCAAGCAGGCCAAGCAGCTTGACAGCTTGATGAAAACCAATCCGGAACTCGGTCAGAAGATTTTAGAGAAATCGTTTATTGGCAAGGGGCATCACTGACGGAAGGGTCCGTTCGGTATCGGGCTCATGATCGCCGGCCCCTGTCCGCGCATCGCCGCCATGATCGTCGGGTCTGACTGCCCCATCTTGTTGGCGAGAATCTGAACGCGCGTGTTGTACAGCGCGTGCTCGACTTTCGACAGTTTGGACTTTTCCATATCCTCAAGCATATTGCCGATGATCGAGCCGCCGTCGATCGAGGCGCGCTGCCCGAAGTCGTCGACAAAAACCACCGTGTTTTTCAGATTGCGCGCGGTCTCGATTTCGCCGAAAACTTTCTCGGCGTTTTCTTCGTTCTGAAACATCCACGACACGGACGCGATGCCGAATACGAGCGTGAGAAGGTGCATGTCATTCGTCCTTTGAGAACTTTGCCCATTTCAGGAAGGCGTGTTTGGGGATGCGGTAGCTGCTGTTCTGGCCGTTCAATTTCAGGCCCGGAATGTTGCCGCCCTTGATTGAATCGTACACGGCGTCGAGACTGCAATTGAGAAATTGGGCGGCATCTTTTGGCGTGATGTATTCTTGTGACCCGTCAATCCACTTCGGAGCGCGACCTGAACTTGCCATAGCCTGCCGATAATTGCCGAATTAGCGGAATTAGCGGGCTGAAACTAGCTTGTTTTTACGGGCTGTCAACTGCGAAGGTCCGCTATTGACGGCCTTCGAGCCGTTTCGCGAGAGAGCAGGAGGATTCAATGATCTCTCACAACCGTCGCCGGAAACACAAGCGCAAGTAAATGCCCGCAACCGCCCCGGCCGCTAATCCAACCCAACCGCAACAGCCTCCGTTCGGGCAATCTGCTGCCGCGCAGCCGACGCCTAATCGTGGGTACGAGGCGGCCGGGCTGCAGCGGCTGGGGCTTGTCATTCAGCAGCTTCAGGAAATCCTTCCGCAACTCGGCGCCAATTCCGACCCCGGCCAGGCGGTTCTGAAAGCCCTCTCCGGCCTCGCCAAATTCGTACCGCCCGGCTCGGTCACGCCGGCCGCCCAGCGCCAGCAGCTTGAGCGCATGTCGCAAGCGCAGCAGCAGGGCAATCAGCAGATGCAGGCGCTTCAGCAACAGCGCGCGTCGCAACAGCAACCCCAACAGCAACCGAAGGCCGCTTGATCATGCCCAACATCTTTCAAGATCCTAGCAAGACTTTACCAACCAAGACCGATGATCAGATCGTCCGCGTCAACATGGAAGAACTCGAAATCGGTGGGCGCAAGAGCCATCTGCCGAGCATGATGAAGTCTGACAAGATGTCGGTCTCCCATGTGCCGAACGCCGGATCGAGCAAGTAACCGGCCATGGCAACGATCGAGATTGACGAGAGCGAACTGGGCAATCTGAAAAAGATTCAGGCGACCATTGCCAAAATCAGCACCAATCCGGAAGGCAAGCGCCTTCTGCAGAAGGCGCACAAACTGATCGACCCGAACGCCGTCACTCCCGATCTTGATGCCGACGCCGAGAAGGAAAAACTGACCGGCGAAATGGGCACGCAGGTCGCCGAGTTGAAGGCGCAGATCGCAGCCGACAAGGCCGAGCGCGAGAAGAACGAAAGCCTCGCGGCGCTGAACAAAAAGTGGAACGAGGGCCAGCAGGCGCTGCGCGATCAGCGCTATACGCCGGAAGGCATCGCCGCTGTCGAGAAATTCATGGATGAGCGCGGGATTCCAGATCATCTGGTCGCCGCCGCCTACCTCGAAAAGCAGAACCCCCCGCAGGAGATCATGAGCCCGCGGGCGTTCGGCGGTTTCAATTTTGTCGAGCAGCCGAAGGACGAGGACGCGTTTGTCAAGGCGTTGTTGGAGTCCAAAGGCGACGATGACAACGCTGTCCTGAAGGCTGCGGCCGAGGCGATTGGCGAAATTCGTTCAGTTTCACACAGGCGGTAAGATTTCGTGCAGTTCGACTCCAAATTGTTTGGCGAAGTCCGAGTAGAGCCGAAGCATCTCGATGGCAAACTGTACTTTGTCAACGACACGCTGGCCGGGTCCGTGACGGCTGCTGAACAGTTCAAGGTTCTCAAGGGCGTTGTGCTGGCGGTTGCCGTCTCTGTGATGAACTGTTTCGTCCGGGTAAAGACGGCGACCCAAGTGCTGCTCCATAACGTAGCGATGTTCGAAAACATCTTTTCGAGCAGGCTCACCGTTTTGAGCCGGAATACGAATGGAGATGTATCCACCGCGTCGAATGCGCTTCGTGATGCTGAAGCCGTGTTTTTCTCGGTAGACTTTACTGACCCACTCGTTTTTGCATTGCTTCGAACAAAGTTCCTGTTCGTGGTAAATGGTGCCCGATCCTTTTCGTCTCGTGCGGTAGAATTCGTTCCCGCAATTTTTGCACCGCGTCTTGTGCCGTTCGTCGGCATCTTTTCGCCTGCCTTTATCCGAACAAGGCATCGAGCAGTAGACGGGGGCTTTGCCAAACTTGCTCTGGTAGTGCCGAACATATGCGGGCTTGAATTTGAAGGGCGATCCGCACTCTTTGCAGGTAAATTGAAGCATTTGTTTTTGGGCAGCGGGTCGTCCGTGCAGAGCTTCGTATTCGGTTTTGCAGTTGCGCGAGCAAAAATACTGCTCGCTGTGACTGGGTTTCACATTGAAAGCGGAGTTGCATTGTTTGCAGGTCTTTTTGATCGGCATCGGCGCGCTCCTTACCTAGTTGATGTGGTTCTGTAACCACATATAAGGAGACTGTCAAGTGCCACTTCCAGGAATAGGTGTTGCACCGGCTGCAGGTAGCCTTTTCACCGAATTGACCGCCGCCACAAGACGCGCATTCGTTCCGCGGCTCTTTGTTCAGATATACCTTGCATCTCCAAGCTTGTTCTACATGCTAGGTAATGCCCAACGGGCGGCGGGAGGACTTAATCAAGTAACCATCCCAATGCAAGGCCAAAGCATGGTCCAAGGTCAGTTCACTGGCTACGGCGGCGGCTTCAATTCCCCGCAGATCATCCCCGCGATCCAGAACGGTCAGTTCAATCTCGCTTACTGGGTCGTGCCGGTCCCCTTGCCTTTCGGTGAAACAATCATCCAGGCGACCGACCGCGAAATCTCGCTGCTCAAGGCGCGGATGAACGACGTGTACGCCGTCACCAAACAAAAAATGGCGACGTTGCTGTACACCAACAACTCGTCAAACCAGCTTCTTCCCAACTCATTCCTCGATGCCTTCAACGACGGCACGGTGATCTCGACTTACGGCGGCATCAACCGCAACGCGCAAGGCAACTCGGCGTTTCAGGGCCAGTACCTTAATATGGGGTCCGGCAAGACGGCGACGGTCGCAACGATCGGCTTCACCCGGTCCACGATGGCCACCACCCTGCAGCGGATCACCAACACCGCGGGCGGCGAGGCGCCGACTTTCGTGGTCATGTCGCCCGGCGACTTCGCCACGTTGAACAACGACTTCATCGGAAACGAGACGCAGTACGTCAATCCCGGCGCCTCGTATAATATGAACACCGCGGTCCGGTCGAGCTTCCCGAACCTGAACGTTTCCGGAATCCCGATTTTTGCCGACTCGTTCCTGCCGCAAGGCAATGCGTTCGCGGTCAACGTCAAGTACACCTCGATCTATATGTCCGAGGACGCGGCGTTCGACTTCAGCGGCTTCTATTCACTCGTGCCCCTCGGGCAGATCGGTCAGCAGGGCGTCGTGGTTTGCGGCTACGACCTGATCTGCGCCAAATCGGTCTCGGGGGCATGGATGTACAATATTGGCGGAAACCAATTTTGAAATCCGCAACGGAATCAATAGGTTAAGGAGCGACTTTCAAATGGTCCAGCGCATCAGTGGTCCCGGCCTCGGGTTACCCCTTCCGCAAAGCCTCTACCCGTCCGAGCTTCCCGGCGCGGCGCAGGATTTCCCCGGCAACCGGGTCACGCTCGCAGCCGGCGATTGCATCGCGATCCCGCCCGGCGAGTGGCTGGTGGGTCTCGGCTCGTACTTGCTCCTGCAGTTCCTCGATCCGATCACCGGCACCTGGGTCACGGGCGCTAGCGGCGGGTGGCGGCGGCTACGTGCAGGCATCGACCACGATCTCCGTCACCGGCGGCGGCGGCTCGACGTGGCAGCCGATTGTTGGCGGTCAGCTCGCAGTGTCCGGCGCTACGTTGGTATCGAGCGGCGCCGGCTACGGCATCGCGCCG